GTTCTGCACAGTCCACGCGATGGGCAAATCAATGACCATGCACCTGCCGGTGATGGACAACAAGAACCAGGCAGTCAAAAACCCTGACGCACGCAAAGTCTCGGACGCCATGATGCGATGCTTGGCCAAGTGCATAGCCTGCTTCGGAATTGGGTTGTACGTGTATGCCGGTGAAGACATCCCCCGCGAAGCCCCGAAAGAATACGAGCCGATTGACCAAGACGCAATGCTAGACGCAATCATGGTGGCTCCAAGCGTCGAGGAACTGCGCAAATACTACGTGGCATGCGTCAAACAGGCTGAAGGCAACCAAGACCTACTGACCATACTAGAAGCGGCCAAAGACGCCCGCAAGATGCAACTGACGGAGGCGGCATGAGTACCAAACTAGTCTACGCAATCATAGTAATCCTGCTGTCCATCTATTGGATGTACGTGGTCTACGCATGGGTGAGGTACTTCGCATGAACAGAGAACATATTATTCGCATGGCACGAGAGTCACATGGCCCACTTACAGGCACATGGTGGGACATGGATGTTGCATCGCTTGAACGCTTTGCCGCCCTTGTCGCTTCTGCCGAACGTGAGGCGTGTGCGGAGGTGGGCAAGTATGCTTTGCCAAATCATTCCGACCTTGGGCTTGTGGTTGAAGCCGCCATCCGAGCAAAGGGACAAGCATGAGTACAAAACTTGAAAAAGAATCAACACTTGCAATTCAAGAGTGGTGCAAAAAACAAAAAATGAAACTTACAAGTAAGCCTCGCCACATACATCCAAGGGCATATGTCGTTGGCTATGCGGCATCCTCATGCTTAATCGTTGCAATATGTTGGGCAGATAGTGAGCCACAAACAAAAGTTTGGAATAAAAAGTATCCGTTAGAAATCATCCGCAACTTTGACCATTCTCTTAAAGCAGGCGATTGGTGTATTACGGCTTATGTAAGCACTTTTCATTGCGGAGAATCTATTGCAATCCCAATTAAAGGACAAGCATGAATCAGCCCTACATCAACCTAGAGCAAGGCTCAGACGAATGGAAGCAAGCGCGTCTTGGCCACGTCACCGCAAGCAATATGGCCGAAGTGATGAGCAAAGGCAAAGGAACTGGCGAAGCCGTCGGACGCTACAAATACAAGGTCAGACTGGTGGCAGAACGCCTCACAATGACCGCAGGCGAGTCCTACACCAACGCGGCAATGCAATGGGGCATCGAGCAGGAACAATTTGCCTGCATCGCCTACGAAGCGCAAAAAGAAACCTTTGTGGACAAAATCGGATTTGTACTGCACCCAGACATTAAATGGCTTGGTGTATCGCCTGACCGCATTGTTGGCCACGATGGACTCATCGAAGTGAAATGCCCCAACACGACGACACACTTGGACTACTTGTTTGATAACAAAGTGCCGGCTGAGTATTACAAACAAATCCAATGCCAACTGTGGGTCACAGGTCGCCAATGGTGCGACTTCGTGTCCTACGACCCCAGACTGCCCAAACGCAATCAACTGCTGATTGTGCGGACAGAACGAGACGAAAGTCTTATCAAAGAGATGGAAGCCCAAACACTACAATTTTTGGCCGAAGTCGAAACCTTAATCATCAAACTTGGAGAGTAAAACATGGCAGTCAATAAATTTATCGGCATCGGCAACTTGGGCCGCGACCCAGAGATGCGCTTTATGCCAGACGGCAAAGCGGTGTGCAACTTCAGCATCGCAATCAGCGAACGCTACAAAGACAAGTCAGGCGAGTCCAAAGAAGTGACCGAATGGGTCAACATTGCCCTATTTGGCAAACTGGCTGAGATTGCAGGCGAATACCTGAAAAAAGGCTCAAAGGTCTATATCGAAGGCAAGATGAAGACCGAGAAGTACTCCAAAGACGGCATTGACCGACACACGACCAAAATTATTGGCGACAAGATGGAAATGCTGTCCGGCAAGACCGAAGGTGAAAGCAAGCCACGCGCCGAACAGAAACCCGAAGCGTCAGGGTTTGACGACATGGACGACGACATTCCGTTCTGATTAGAATGGGCTTGAGTTGCCATTTAGGGGATGCTGAAAGGTGTCCCCTTTTTTTGTGTCATTTACACAACTATTAGATTAAATGCCGTTTTATCTATATAATACTTCTCATGGCAACAACGCCATGTGCAAAAAGGAAGCAATCATGAAAGACACAGTAATCGCAATCATCTTCGGCATCGTCGGCGCACTCATACTAGTAGAGTGGATGGTCGGATGCGGCGAGACATACACCGACTCCAAAGGCGTGACGCACCAACAAACATGCGTCTTCGTACGCTGACAGATATTACAAATCTGATATCATGCCGCATCTAATACATGAGGCATGAAATGGCAAACGCGGCAACAAAAGTGCGGGACATTTTCCAACTAACACAACGGCCAATGACACTGACCGAAATCCGTCAGGCGCAACCAGACCTGAAGGCAAGCCAAATCTCAATGGCGCTGTGTTACTTTATGAAACAACGGTACATGACAAGAGAGCCAATTAAAAATGAACACTCACGTGGACGAAAACAAGTCTGGCAGTACACCTTCAGCGAAACCAAACTGCCTGGACTGCCAACAAGCCAAGGATAAAGAGCATCACGGCATCTACTCATTCAAATGCTTTGGATGCCGAGAACGCCTGCTACTTGAGGAGCCATGCAAGATGATGCGAGAGATACTGGCCACATCACTCAGGAAGTGGGGAGAGGTCCCAAACTGGAAGGTTGAGCCTAACTGTGGTTGCATAAAACAATGCAAACGCAGACAATATCAAAAAGGATAGACATGCCAATCAGTAAAAAATCAGACGGATGGTATTGGGGTTCAAAAGGCCCATTCGACACCAAACAAAAGGCCATGCAGGTCGGCCAGGCGGCACACGCAAGCGGATTCAAGGAAACAATCATGAACAACCAAACAGTCGGCACTTTTATCAGCACCATGTTGCACTCAGCAACCCTGACGCACCTGATGCACTTCAAAACGACCTCATACAGCCAACACGTGGCACTGGCGGCATACTATGATGCAATCCCTGAACTGGTAGACGGTCTAGTCGAATCAATACAAGGCGCATACGAGGCAATCATCGACCCTTACCCATCAATGTTTGGAAACGGCAACGGCGATGACCCACTGGCTTACATGGTGAGCCTGCGCAACTATGTGCGCGACTACCGCAAGGAAATGCCGCAGGACAGCGAAATCCAGAATGAAATCGACAACATCGCCAACCTTCTTAACCAAACCGTATACAAGTTGAAGTTTCTCAAATGACCTCAAAACAAGACACGACAAAACTAGCAATCAAATACAAGCCAATCGCGGACTTAGTCCCCTACGCACGCAACAGCCGCACGCACTCAGAAGCGCAAGTGGCTCAGATTGCGGCATCCATCAAAGAGTTTGGATGGACCAACCCAGTCCTGCTAGACGGGGAAAACGGCATCATTGCCGGCCACGGTCGGGTCATGGCGGCGCAGAAACTAGGCGAAAAACAAGTCCCAACAATTGAATTGAGCCACTTGGACGAGCATCAAAAGCGTGCCTACATCATTGCCGACAACAAACTGGCACTGAATGCAGGATGGAATGATGAAATGCTTGCCCTAGAGATAGGCGACCTCAAAGACGCAGGCTATGATTTAAGATTCACAGGCTTTACGCAAGAGGAAATCAACCAACTCGGTGATGAACCAATCGAAGGCTTGACCGATGAGGACGCAATCCCCGAGGTCAAAGACGAGCCAAAGACCAAACACGGCAACATCTACCAACTGGGCGACCACATCTTGATGTGCGGCGACTCCACCAATGAAAAAGACGTGGCCAAACTGGTGTCATACTTTGGTGACGAACACAAACACTGCATAAGCGACCCACCCTACGGCATTGCATACGACCCAAAGACCGTCAAGTACGGGATGATTAAGAACGACGACGTGTTCTTGGACTACATCGGACTGGCAAAGAAGTACACCAACGGCTTCTTTTTTATGTGGACAAGTTACCAAGTGGTCGATGAGTGGATAAACCGAGTCAAACAAGACTTCGAGAAAATCACCAACCTCATCATCTGGCACAAAGGCGGCGGCGGGATGGGCGACTGCCTGCGAACACTGGCCACAGACTATGAGATAGCCATCGTGGTCAACCGAGGCAACGAAATCCAGTCATCCAGAACAGGCGCAGTCTGGGACTACCAAAAGGACAAGCGCAAAGAGTTCTTGGCCAAGTGCAAGAAAGACGAACTAATAGACGTCCTGCAAAACATCATCGACGGCGAAACAGTATGGAAAATCAAAAAGGATAATACATCCACCTACCTGCACCCCACGCAAAAACCAGTCGAGGTAAATCAGCGTGCGCTAACTTCATTTACCAAACGCGGGGATGTGGTCATCGACCTATTTCTAGGGTCAGGCAGTAACCTCATAGCCTGCGAAACCCTCGAGCGCAAACTGGGCGGCATGGAACTGGACCCACACTACTGCGATGTCATCGTCAAGCGGTGGGAGGAATTCACAGGCAGGAAAGCAACCCTACTAAATGCCATCGATACCTAAGACCACGATATGTGGAGAACTGGGGTGCAAGAACCCAAAGAGTAAGTACAACAACTACTGCATCCAACACGGTGGGCGTGATGAGAATAAGTATGACCAGAAGTACAACAGAGAACGCAAAGCATTCAATGACATGTACAACACGCGCCAATGGCTAACCCTCAGACAGATACAACTAAGTAGAAACCCTATCTGCTGTGCCTGCCATGCTGAAGGAATTATTACACCGGCAAAGGTAGTAGATCACCTATTCCCATGGGCGCAGATAAGCAAGCAAGCCTTCTTCATCA